TGATTTGGATTTTCAACCTCTTGGTATTGGAATATTTGTAACAGTTTATCTATTAATGTTTGAATACCAATCTTACGAGCTTCAACTATCTTATCGTTAAGGTCCTTGTTTTTCTTTAAGATGCTGTAAAACTTTTGTAAGCTCATCGGTGAGACAGGAAGGTTTTTGTCTTGTACTATTTCTGTAAGGGTCTTTCCGTCTACTAAGTTGCTTATAATAATATCTTGATTTTTTATTAGTTCCAATTCTAGGTTTGACTTTGTTGTTGTAGTAGTCTCTAATTTCTTGGATTGATTTTTCTCTAAACTGTCTGAGTTTTGAGAGTTGTTTGATTCTTGTTTCATCTGTATAGTTTGGTTGATTGAAACCTTTTATATTATTTCCGCCATGAAACCTACATAAATATTTTCCATTGGCTGTTAAATATCCTTTTGCTAAACAAGGTCTTTTACTTCTTCTTGTCAGACCTTGACAGAAAACTTTTCGTTGCTTGAACCCTGCCATATTCTTTCTTATTCTTTGCTACCTTATTCTTATAAAAATAATTAGTTTTCTTACGCACATCATCCACTATCTTAGGATCAATACTGATATAAGTTTTATTTTTATCCTCTTGTATTTCAAGAGCCTTCTTACAAAGGTATGGGTTGTCATTATTATCAATAGCTTTCTTAAGCTGTTCAGGGGGGTATTCATACGCTATTTGTTCTATAATATGGTTCGTATCGCTACCACCTTCTGCAAGAACTCTTATAAAGTTACTAATGTTAGTTTTATATGTTAGTTCTTCTAATAGTGATCTATCAGAAACACCGGTGTTCCAATTTGAAACATTAGTGTTTCGTTTTGAAACATCATCTCTATAACCTACAATATACTTAGCATTTATTGTGTATAATAGTGTAGATTTGAGTCTTTTTTTATGTATAATACCCGCTTTTTCTAAAAGTTTTGTGGTCCTGTATACAGTAGTGCGAGATAAACCAGACATATTAGCAATGGTGGCTTTGCGTGGATAGCAAGTCAGGGTTTTAGAGTTTGCAAATTTAAGTAAACATATAAATACAAGGAAGGCGTTGGCTCGTTGCTTGTTTGGGATAGTTTTAAACTGCGGGTCCTCAAACAGACTAAACTTCACCCTAATATGTGGCTCATATTTATGTTGCATTTTTGCAACACTTTCTATGCTCGTCATGTAGCGAGTATAAATAAGCTAGCCATTGGTCTTGGCTCATGTGGTAAATCGCACTCACAGGCTCTGTGATGCGCTTAATTCTAAATTTCATATCAACCCCTTGGGGAGTGTAAAAAACTAAAAATCCGGGTACTCCTAGTGCCTCTGCGACCCTCTTTGTGAGGGTAGTAGCCTTGTAAACTTGACCTTTGTCGTAGCATGTCTCTTTTACAGCTAATGGTTGATAGCATTTAGGACATACCTCTATGAAATCTATATCAATTCCAGCTAAATCAGGGAAGCGTCTATGCCAATCATTATAACCGCCATTGCTAAATGCGTATGTCCATCTTGCCATTAGTTATTTTTTTTGTTTGTTTTTTAATACCAAAATAATGTTGTCTTTCAATTCAATATCTTTTTCTAAAGCAAGAATAATACCAGATTGTTTTTCAATATATCTTTTTTGCCGCTTTATCTCTTTCTTAGCTTCTTTTAATTTAGATGATAGCTGCGCATCTTCAAACATACCAGTATAGGTCATTGTAGTTTCTCAATCTTTTTAACAACTCCTCTAGGGTAAACAGTTATATTGCCAACTGTAAGCTCGCCATCATCATCAAAACTATGTGATGCAAAGATGATTACTCTTCTTGAATCTTTAAATAAAAGATACCCGGTATCTTCACACCAAGAATAGACTTGATCTTTTGCTTTATTTAAACTCATCCATTCTGGGTTCGATACAATATCTTGCCAGTATATTTTGACTCTTTTGTATTTAAACTTTTTTATTTTTTTCCCAGTACTCTTCATAAAAATCATTTGGTTGAACTTCATTGTTCGTGCCATTTTTTATCTTCAACATAAAATCTGGGTGAGGTATACGATCACCTTTGGCATAACGAATAATGTTTGTTGCTGGGTTAAAATTATGTATCTTCAAAACATTTGCTGTTTCTGAATAACTATAACCTTTCTTTTTTATCCAATCTTTTAGTCTCATAAATCCTTTCGGTTGCCTTGTTATAGCCATATTGGCAAGTTAAATCAATAAAAAAAAACACTAGACAAACTGGTATATAATGAACTATAAGGAGTAAAACAACTATGAAAAAACCAAACGAAATATTTAAGCTCTTATCAGGTGGCGAAGGCTTAGATCATTTTAGTTTTTCTCAGCTCTCCAAAAGATACAAACCTATCTCAATGTGGATAGTAGATTATTTTTGTAGAAAACAGGACCAAAGAAGAATGGACAAGAAGAGATATAAACTTGGCTTTGGTAGCTGTGCTAATAACGTAGCGCAAAATTTAATTGGTAAGTATTATTTTGAGGGAGCTGATAGAAAAGAAATAAAAGAAAGAGATTATAAAAAAGTATTTCAATTTGAATACAATAAATATCTTAAAGAACCATACGATAATAACGATAAAAAAATAAGAGAACAAATAGAACAACACATACATGAAACAATTACAAACATTTTAGCTGCGGTTAAAAATATATTTCAAGATAAAGAACTAACATGTGAAAGATATGTAAGTATGATACTTGAAGATTTAATTATAGGTATAACTGGTCGTGTGGATTTTGAAACCGATGACGATTTTGCTGAGTGTAAAACAAAACCACCTACTGCAAAATTTATTAAAGGTGATTTAAAAATATATACTCAAACATTACCAAAAGAACCAGATGAAGAGAACATACCTCAAGTTGCCTTCTACAAAAAGGCTAGCAACAAGACTCCATTTTTATTTTACGCAAACGATAAAGACTTTATTATTTTTGATGACACACATGAAAAACTATCAAAAGATTATTTAGATTATAACTTAGACCAAATGATTAAGAAGGCTAAGACTATACAAAGATTACTTTTATTAAGTAATGGTGATCCAATGCGTATGGCTGAGTTAGTTGAAAGACCTGATACTACACATTGGACCATGAATGATGCAAGTAAAGAACAACTACAAATAATTAAAAAATTGTGGGGATAAATTAACAACAAACGAAAAGGAGAAACATGTCTTGGTTAATATACAAAGGAAAAGTAATAGGCACTTATACTTTTATTTATGCACAAAAAGTATGGGGTTTGTTACCATTTTAAATAAATGAAAAAAACAACTAAAGGAATATTATGGAACATTTAAAATTAAGAATAGCAAAAGTAGTAGATAAGTGCAAAGAAGATGGAACTTACATGGACCCAGAGACAGGTAAAAGTTGCATCAAAGCTGCAAGTAAAATCAAATATTTTATTGAAGAGTTTGTAGGCGAGATAGGTATAAAAACTAGCATCAAATCTTTTGATGATTTTTATGTCGGCTACACAGAAATAAAAGATAAAGATGGTTTAATACTATCAACAGGACATGCTAAAGTTTTCAGAAACAAACCCAATTCATTTGAGTGTGCTGAAACTTTTAGCTTATCAAGAGCTTTGTCTTTCTTTGGTGTAATGGATGATAACATTACTTCAAAAGAAGAGTATGACCACATAGGCATACCTTTAAAAGAAAGAGGAGGTGCTGATGTAATTGAACATCCTAACGCTAAAGTTAGTTTGTTGGGTACACCAGTAGAACATATCATTGAACTTATATCAAAAGCAAAACATCCAACGAGGTTGCATTACATTAAAAATGTTTCCTTTGCGGAAGAGTTCAATGTTGCAATAACAAGACATCCTGCGGTTTATAGAGATTTGATGGATCGTTATGACGTTAGGATGTTACAACTTAACAATCAAGGAGCAAAAAAAAATGGGTGATAAAATATATATTAAACTCATACCAAACGAGAAAAGAACTGCACCTAATCAACCAAGTTATGTTGCACCGCCAAACTTAAAAAGACCAGATAAGAACTGGACTATTGGCGTTGAGATAAATGGTAAATGGTACAGCCAAGCTGGTTTTGACGAATTAGCTGAGAATGGTGAACCGACAGGTGGTTTGACAATTTGTTTAACACCAAATGAAAAATCTCCCTCTCAAGGTTCAACAGGTGGAGGAACACCAAAATTTGCATACAAAAAACCTTATGCAAAACCGGGTTCTTATGCTAAATAACAAGAACATAAGTTGTAATTATTTATAAGACTTATGTCTGATGAGGCGGAGTTTTTGAGTCATCCTTTCGGCTCTCTTTTTAGTTGTTTTCTCTGCCTCATCCCCTGATTTATGACAACAATAGACCTTAACGAACAAAAGATAAAAAAAATTATGGCAGATCGCCAAAAAGATTATGGTGATTATGATGAGAATTTCAGATTACTTGCAATAATATTCAATGTTATTTTGCATGATATTTTAAAAGATGATATACAACCACATCAAGTTGCGCAACTTATGATGGGATTAAAATTATTTAGAACCACAAAGAAATTTAAGAGTGATAACTATGATGACTTGGAAATCTATACAAAAATGGCTAAAAACCTACATAAAAAAACTATAGACAAAAAGGATAAAGATGACTAATTATATAAGAATTAAATCTGGCGAAGCAAATTTTATTTTGTCTGAAAGATTTGAGAGTGTTGAAAAGGCTGCTGATCCCAACGCACAGGGAGAGTTAGTAGAATGTGAAGTTACTGGAGTAAAGATAGACTTCACCAAAGTGAAAAAGGAGAAGGATGGACAAGTTACGACAACGACTCCAAAAACTCAGGGACTTGCAAGCAAAGAAACATAGCAAGTTTCTTGAGACCCAAGATAAAGCTAAAAAGTATAAGAAAGATAGCTTTAGATTGATTTGGAAGATTGAAAGAACTAAAGAAATGTTAATGCTATAAGCATTAAAATTATAAAAAAAAAACAACAAAGACCGAGGGGATTCTATGGCTCTATTAAAAACAATTTGCAAAAAACATATCAAAGATAAAGGCAACAATTATTTTATCTATGTTCATAAAAAGGCATGGTATCTATTTACAAATGCTGAACAAAAATTATATGAAGATGGTTTTATTAATGGTTACAAACAAGCTCAACAAAATAAAAAAAAAGGTATCAAACTACCAGAGCAAAAACCAATTAGTAAATATAGTTGGGTTGATAGACAAATTGTTTATCAATTCTCAAAACCAAAACAAGATATACTTAATTCTATAATTAACAAAGTTTGTATAAGATATGAGGTAAGTAAAAAAGATTTACTTGGTAAAGTAAGATCAAGAGATGTAGTTAGATCAAGAAACATCTGTCAAAATATTTTATATGATAAATATAAAATGAGCTTATCAAGTATTGGAAAAATATTTGGTCAAGACCACACCACAGTAAACTATGCTATACAAATGAAACTACAACAAAAATATTATTGGGACCCTGCTCAAACAATTTGGGGTGAGTATGATGAACTTATTAAGTTCTAGCGTAGTTAGGTCTTTTACCTTTTCTTGGTCGTCTCTCAGCAGTTTTTTTTCTTGATACAGCAGCACGTCTTTGTGAAGGTGTCATAGCTCTAGCTTTTGCAGCAGGCACACATTTAGGATAGTTACGTCTCTTCTCTCCTTTGCTCCTACCACACTTGGGAAAGCCACCACCTTTCTTTGGATTAGCAATGTCTACCCAATTAGCTCTTACCCATGAACGTAAACCTTTAGACATTATCCATTTTTTTCCTTATGCTTTTTTTGTTTTAGTACGTTTAGGTTTTATTCTACCGCTACATACACCAGCAGCGTACATGTTAGCGTATGCTGAGGGATATACCTTGAACTTTCGTTTAGCAGCAGCTTTACCTTTGGCGCATAGTTTTGGCATATTATTTTCCAACCATCTTTTGTGCTTTTTTATGAGCAGCAGTAAAAGATTTACCAGCTCTCATTTCTTTTTTCATCAAAGCCATGTGTTTTTTACTATGATGTACTGAATGTTTTTTTAATGTTTTTTTCTGTCTATCAGTAAGTTTTTTCATTATGCCTTCCTTGTTTTTTTAGACCTTTTTAACTTTTTAAAGTCAGCTCCTGTGATCCTATCTCTAGGTTCAGCAACACGAGCTATCTTCATTTGTTTTTTAGTATATTTTTTTTTACCTTTTCCCGGCATTATCTTTTACTCGCTTTCATTTTTGTTTTGTTTTTTTTCTTATCCATTTTCTTTTTTTTACTTGTTGGTTTTTTCATTTTTTTTCCGTACATGTCTGCTCCTTTTTATTGTTACAGTATTTATCAAAACAACTTCCATCACGACCATCGTGGCAAAAGTGTTTCTTCTCTCCATTTATAATCCATCCACCCTCGTTATTCAACAATTCTTTTTCACACATATTACAATACCCACAAACAAAAATTCTATCTTTAGTTTTATTCCAAGTTTTTCTTACCATTTTTTACAGGACCAATAACGTGCTGTAAATTTATCTGTTGCTGTATTACATCTATGTCTTGCTCTAAAACTTTTTCTAGCTGCTGAATTTGATTTACGAATTTTCATGTTGGCATCTCCATACCTAATAATTTTTGATTTGCCACCTTTACATGCTTTGACTACAAATTTTTTACCACCTTGAACTTGTCGTTTAGGTGTGTTGCATTTCATTTTTGATTTATCTATTGCCATATCAATCTATAATCTTTGTAATTTTTTTTTGACCCATATATATTTCTGTTTGTGCTTTGACTTTTTTACATTCAAACCTAACACGTTGTGGATTTACTTCACGCAAAGCTATGCGCTTTGATTTTAGACATGCAGATAAGGTATCTTTATAAGTAAATTCTACTCTCTCATTATTTAGAAACATTATTAGTGCTATAACTACTTCCATTTTCTCTTACCTTATCTTTTAATTTTTCAACATCTTCACGTAATCTTTCAATATCTTTCATCATTCTTGAGATATTTACTCCATTGTGCATCATCTCATCCACACGCACTATAGTCTTTTCCAAATCAGATGCTAGTGATTCTTGAATCAAAAATTGCTCCTGATCTACTGGTTTCTGATCTGAAGCCTTGAGTAGGTCAGATTGCATAAGCTCACGACTTGTTTCAAGAGACGTAAGTCTAGCAGTGATTTCTGTGAAAGCAATTACGCCAGCGACAATTCCAGCAATAATAGCCAACATGTTTTTGATTGGCATGCTTACTGATGTACTTTCGCTGATCTTCATTACAATATAGTTGCTATAACAATAACTAAAATAATTATTCCTGATACAACTTTATGGTCAGACCAAAAATGTTTTATCATTTCTTTTATTTTATCCATAATATTATCTCCTTGATTTGATATACCATGTTTTTATTTACATTCCACCTCTGTTTTTACGTTTGTATGAACGCTTTTTATGCTTATTCATACTACTCATTTTAACTCTACCGCCACCTATGCTAGTTCTTTTTGGTATTCTTTCGTGAGGTATTTTTTCTACGTTGAATTTTTTTCTTGCCATATCCTTGTTGAGATAAGTGTGTTATCCTTTTACTGTATTGTTGTACGAATATTTTTTTAACCATATATCCTTTTGTTTTAATCCTTTCTCATCTTGTTTAGTTTTTGTTTTATGATCTATTTTAGTTATATCAATTACTTCAACTAAAGCATATCTATAAATTTTAGTATCAGAATTTTTCCATTGAAAATGTAAAAGATGTTTAGGTTCATCATAGTTGCTTAATAAACCGGGATCAAAAGCTGCTAGTGTCATTTTTTAAATTTTTTATTGGACAATAAATTAGTAACAGATATTCCATAGTTGCCACCCACTACAATAAAAATTAAATATAAATAAACCTCTGGTATATTTTTAAGTTGCTCAAAATAAAACTCTACTTTTTTTAACATAGTCATATCACCATAGAATGTAGCATAAGCAAGTATACCTAATGGTGCTAATATAAATGCACCCAATACTAAATCTAGTATTAATGATCCATTTCTTTTTGCTCTTTCATTACCAGTTTGCATTTCTTGAAGAGCAATTTGATGTTTACGTTCACTCTTTTCTGCTCGCCTAGTCATAAAAGTTCCTACTGCTTTTGAGCCTATTTTAAATAATATATTGTATGGCAGCATATTAGTTATTTAATCCACATATATAATTTCAACATTTAATTTTCTCTGTATATCACTTTTAGGTCTATTTATCAATGATCCAACTGTGTTCCTTTTATATCCATCTTTACCTATAAAATCTTTTTTTCTAGTGTTTTTTGATTTTACATCATAGGCTTTGTACTCACCTGTTTTAATATTTAGGGTTATAATATCAATAGGACCAAGACCACCTAATGGTGTAAAAACTAAAATGTTTGGGTCTTTGGCAAATTTAAGTTGTGCTGTGATTTCGCTAGTTAGTCCTGCTATTGTTGAGGAGTGCCTAACCATTCCATTTGAAGTAGCCTAGCAAAGCTCCTGCTAGTCCACCTAATATGATTAATAAGTTAATTGCTCCTTTCCCTTTTGATACGTCTGTTCTTAGTTGTTTTATTTCTAATCTCATTTCATCTATTGCTTTGAATAGTGTTTTCATTCGTTCTGCGCAAACTTTCTCATGTGTTGAAAGTCTTACTCCAGCCGATAACTCCCCATAATCTTTACTTGTAACTTTCTTTTTTTTACGCATTGACTCCCTCTACTAAATATTCTTTGCAATAAAATTTTATATATATTTCATACTCATTTACATCATCAGGTCCTATCTCTATTATTTTAGAACTTGATTCTTTATAACCAGCTATCATACATGAATAAATATCATCATACAATCTATCATCTAAAGGTACTGGTTCTAAGCAAGACGTAGCAACACCGCTACAAAGGATCATGCTTAATATAAATTTCATTTAAAATTGGAGGCTAACACCTCTGATTCTTGCGTTTTTACTATTTGTTTGATTAGCAAATTGTATTTTATATTTTAACTGTGTTCCCGCAGTAACCGAAAGGTCATTGACTTTTGCCATTTTAATACCAGTAGCAAAATCTGGTAAAGCTGTAAGTGTAGCTGTTGAATAGTTACTACCATTATCTGCTGATAATTTTAAAACTATATCTGTGTTTAATGTATTAGTACCTGCATTGTCTTGATAAGTAATTACTGCACCCATCTTGTTAGTTGATGATGATGCTGTAATTGCATTACCCTCAAATGAGCCAGTTGCACTAACTGTATCTGTTGGAGCATTTATTGTTCCCGGTATTTGTAAATTATTCCACATATAAGAATTTGTTGTATCGTGAAAAACTCTAAATGTAATCCCATCAAAAAATGTTGAACTAGAATTACTAATAGAAGGAGTATATGTAGTTCCATTACTTACTGTTCCATGTTGACTTAAAACTGTTGCAGTATAATCATTATCTCCTGTACCACCATCATCTAATCCCCAAAGAACAACACCTTGCGATGAGTGTAATGTAGCAGCACCATTTCTCCAAGTGAAGGTATAGTTAGCACCATTTGTAGGAGAAAAAGTTATTCCCTCTTTAAATCTCATATTGTGAGCAATAACTCTATA